TTATTAATAGCTTTATTGTTTGTATTTAAAATTCCGTTACAAGTATATTTTTTTTGAGTTAAGCTGCCAACAGTTACCTCTGTATTGCAAAGATTCCTGGCGGCCGTAAAAGAAGTGGAATCTATTTGCGAGCTAGGTATTGATCTTCCGTAAATTGTATTAGTTAAATAATCTTCAATGCAGTCTGCTGGATTATCGCTAAATACTTTATAAGTGCTGCTTCCTGATGATACACTTCTAGTTTTTTTACCTACAACGTCAAAGTTTACTTGAGGAATTCCGGTGCTGCCAAAAGTTTCTGGTTGAAATTCAAAACGTACAATTGCATAGGCAACTCCAGATAATTTATCTGAGCTAGTCCAAACTCCGCCCGTTTCATTTATAAGATCCTGATCTGCGGTTTGAGTTGTTGTGCCGTTATAAATTTCATACTTTACTAAATTTTTATATTTAGCCGCTATGTCTGTTGAAGATCCAAACCAAATATTAAAATTTTCTACTTTTAAAGGATCATTATTTAAATAAATTTGCGTAACTCCTTGAATTTCGCCTTCGCAAATTGTGTATACAACATGCAAAAATTCATTATTTTCGCCAGAAACATGATAGAAAATAGGAGTACCACCAATTCTACGTTTGCCATATACAACTTGCAATGGGTTTGTTGATCCTTGTTGATTTGCTAAAGCCGTCGCAGCTTGTGAGGATAAATCGTCCGGAAAATCCGGGGTCATTTGTCCAAGCAGTCTTGATCCTGCATAAGCCCCGATAACTATAGCCGCCACCCCAACGGCAGCTACAAAACCTGCGGTAACCGGACCAACTACAATTCCAACTGTTGCAAGTCCTTGAAATATAGCAACACCAACAGCCGTAGGCATTGCAAAAGATATCCCTGTAAAAAAGAATAAAAATAAAAATAAGATCAAATTTTTAATTTTCATTGCCTATCCTATATGCATGATCAAATAAAAAAAAGCTTGAAATTGGAGTAATAAAAGTTCCTTCTTTTTCATCAATAGATGCTATTTTATTTCCAACACAAATATGGCATGAATCCCAGTTTTCGTTATGCTTCACTAATATATCTCCATATATTGCATTTATTGGGTGAAATTCTTTTAAACCTAATTCTAAACATCTTCCCGAAATTCTTTGCCCAAATTCTTTTTGAAATTTTATAGCTTCAGCTTTTGTTGAATATTTTTTATAAATTATTTCAAGTAAATTTGTATTTAACATTTTATCAAAATATTCAACGATAAAAGTATTGCAATCGTTTTGCCCCCAAATAAAAGGTTTGCCCAATTTATTTTCAATATAATTCGCTGCTTTTAATTTATCAATCATTGTATTTCAGTTGGCAAATTTATTTTTGATCCTGAAGATCCATAATTAACGGTTGAAGTAGCTTTTACAGGCCTTTCTAAAACCCCGTCTGTACCCCCGCCAAATTCAGAAGCCGTAGCGCTTTCAGATAAAGTTATCGTAAAATAATTTGCATTAGAGGCATCAACTACTGTGTGAGATTTGTTAAGCAAGCTTCTATCAATTCCGCCTACATCATCTAAGCCTGCTAAAGTAATAGTATCGCTATTTGCTAAACCATGAGCTGCGTAGTGCACTTTTACTGTAGCAGATGAAGATGTGGTTTCTATAGGATTGGTTATTATTGTAAAGCCGTCAAGCGTAACTGAAGAGCCTCCTCCTCTCGCAGTGCTTGTTGCGGTTGTTGAAACAACAATTGTAACCGTATTTTCTGTTATAGCCGTAACGGTATGCGCTTTATTTATATCAGAAGCTGGCACTCCGCCAACTGCAGTCGCCCCAGAAATTGTTATTGAATCATTAACGCCAATATTATGATTAGAAAAATCTATAACTAAAGATGTAGATCCTGAAGTAGTTTTTAAAGGATTAGCTAAAATATTATTTCTTTGTGTTACTGCAACTGTAAGAGTGTCCGTAGTCCTTGCGGTAATAGTTTGATCTTCAGCAAGAATTGCACTGCTAATTCCGCCAACAGAAGACGTTTCTAAAAGAAAAGAAACTACCTCTCCTACTTTAGCAAAATTATCTGCATTAACAGTAATTAAATTTGATCCTGAAGTTGTTTCAATTAAAACAGGAACCACTAGCTCATTATCAATTGTTATTTCGCTGCCGCCAAATTTTCCAGATTTTACAGAAGTAACAGTATTTGGAACTGCTATTGTAAAGCCAAAGCCATCTGAATCTAAAGAAACAATTGCGTGGGTCCCGGCTCCTTCTGAATGATTTATTTGAGATCCTAATATATATTCGCCATCATCAAAAGTTTTAGATTCAAAGCCATTTATTTTTACTTGCTGACCAACTGAAAAATTTTGCGTGCTTCTGTTAGCATAATTAATATGAATTACTACAGATCCTGATTGTAAAGTAAACGACGGATTGGTCGGTCTTATTTCTTTAAAAATACTTTTTTGAGAAGGCGCTGTATTATTTATTGGAGAAGTTATAACTCCTTGCGTTGAAACACTTGCGCTTCCTCCACCAGCTTTTGTTGCTCCAGGATCCTGGCCCCAGTTTATTTCTTTTACCATTACTGAGCTAAATCTAAAACCAGTATCTCCGGCAAAAAAACTTTGTTGCGATTCATTATTTGTAAATCTAGAACTTATTTTATCAAAGTCAACAAATAGCGAAGAAGCTGTAAAAGATAAAGTACTGGTGCCTTGATCAGCATCTTCTTTTATTGTTGGATTATTTAAACGGCCGCTAAAAATAAGTAAAGGATCAGAAACTAAAGCATTGCTGCTATTTAAAAAAGCTTTATATATTTGAACTTCTCTATCAATATAATCTACTGTTAAAAATAAATTATTAAAAGTTTGATCAATACCGGATAAAGAAATTGCTATTTGCTCAATTGTTGTTTCATTACTTTCAACAATATCAGAAAAACTTAAAAAAGATCCTGTAGGCAAATACTCATTTCCATCAAAAGTAACTGGTATATCGCAATCCGATAAATAATGTTCGCCTTCGTCTAATATTAATTTAACTAAATGAAAAGGTCTATTTGCAGATTTAACAATTTCTGTTTGAAATGCGGTTGTGCTGCCTCTATCCATTTCATTAAAAAACTTCTATTAAAGACATGCTGAAGCCGTATAAAGCCGTTGTATCAGTATTAAATTGAGTTAAGTTTTGAGTAAAAGCAACTGTAAAAGGCACAGCTGCAAAAGTTATTGTTTCGTCATTAGCAACTGCATTTAAAAGATCCGGGGCAAACGATAAAGTTCCATGCCCTGTTCCATCAGCGTCTAAGTCTGCAGTGGCCATATAAATTTTTGAATGACCACTAAATTTAAAAAAATCACCAGCTTTGATAATTCCCGATTCTGATGCTGTGAGGCCATCAATAGTAGCTGAGCTTGATCCAACTGTTAAAGCGCCATCAACGACTGGCGATTCTGTTGTATCTCCTTGAGACGTACTAACAACGGGAGGAATATAAGTAAAAGTTTCGAATTGCCCTTTTTGTTTTATAGCAAAAGCATAAATAGGAGCAAACTCTGATCTTGTCATTGGCGGAAATTCAATTTCTAATTGCCACCTTTGACCGCCTCTTTTTCTAACTTGCCTTTTTAAATTTTGGCTTATAGAAACTAAAGTGGGTTCTAAGCTAGTAATGCTAACGCTTGATGCTGCCGGCGATGTTGGAAAACTTCCGCTCATGTTACAAAACCTCTATTGCCTCTTCTATTAAATTCACTTTCAATAATTGCTGAAATTGTTGGAGCATTTTCAGTTATTGCTGCTATTGTATCTTTAGAATCAAACGCTTGTATATTATAAGTTATATTAACCGGCATAGCAGAACCGCCTGCGCCTTTCAAATTTTGATTTGATATTATAGTTCCGGTTTTGTTTGGCACAAAAACTTCTGCTCCTCTTTCTCCGACTATATAAGGTTTATTAGCTGAAACCGTGCCGCCTCTTTCTCTAAATAAGCTTCCAAGATCAGAAAAAGCTTTTGCTTTACCGCCTGTTAAAATGTTTAAAACTAAAGCTCTAGCAATAATTTTTCCTAGTTCAGAAATAAATAAATTTGTAAAATCTTTTAATCTTAATTTTCCTGTTTTAAAAAAGTTTGTAAATATATCTTCTAAGCTTGTAAATGTTCTGCCAAAAGATTCCATTAAAGTATTTGAAGCCGCTCCCGCATCATCTTTAAATTTATCAACAGCATCTTTGAATGTTGTCATAAACCCTGTTGGCTCTTTTGTAAGCTCATCAGTTATTCCTTTAATTGAAACTTTTAATTCATTATTTTTATCTATTAATTCTTCAATTCGTCTTTTTCTATCAGCAATATTTGCAGCTTCTACAGCGGCTTGAAAATTGCTTGTGCTTGCCGCTTTTTCTGATCTTTTAATTGCATTTTGATGGCTTATGATCCTTTGATTGTTTAAAGCTATTTCGTTTAGTTGTTGTTCTTTAGTTTTTGCAACGGCTTCTTTTTGTTTTTGATTATATAAACCAAATAAACCTATAACTGTTGCTATAGTTGAAGCAATAGCAACAAAAGGATTTGCTCTTATAACTACGTTCAATGCAGTAAAGCCAGTAATAACTGCTGGAATTGATTTAACCGCTAATATGCTTAAAACTGGGATCAAAACTTTTTCTAAATTATCAGCAAGCAAAACAACTGATCTTGAAATTAATTCATTAACCGGAGCTAGCTTTGATCCTGCCCCGACTATTTCTGTAAATTTATTTCTTAATATTGTTACTGATTGCCCAATTGTAACTGTCATTCC